TTACAAGGTCAATACCGTTATGAAATTCTTGTGCTCCTGTGATTGGAGAAGTGCGCCAGCCAAATTCGCTCGTCACTGTGATTGGATCCGCAATCGGCTTCATATATCCTTTTGATACAGGAATTTCCAAATCTTTGAACTTGTCATACCATTCTTGTGACCATGCCGTCCGTTCTGGATGTGGATCACGTGGACGTTCAAAGTTAGCCACGAATGCTTGTGCTGCTGTGTTGATATCGGTCAGATTCATGAATTGTGTCCATGTGTAAGGATAAGCGCTAGTTGCGATCCATTGACCATTTGGTGCATGCCACATCAACAATTTGAACTGTGCCGTGATTGTGTCTGGATCATCACTGATGCCAGCCTTTGTCATTAAATTGATCATGTAGACACGTCCGCTAGTTGCGCCAGAAGAATCGGTCCATTGCCATACACCATAACCGAACCCTGGTGCGCCATTGCCCTCATCAGCGGTTGGATTAGCATCTGATTCTCCTTGTGCATTTCCAAGTAAGGCTGCAGCAGCTTGTTGTGTAAAACCGGCACCTATTGCCGTTGCCCAAATTTGCCAATATCGTTTATCCCGATCAGTAGTTACTCCTGGTGGGTATTGTCCGTTCCAACCGTTATCGTTCCCTCCGGAATTGCCTCCTCCATTAGTGTCAATTTTTGTACCGTTAACATAGAGTTCTTTTACATCTAGCCGTCCATCTATGGTTATATTTCCTTCTGAAAAATTGCCGTCACCATAAAGATTATATTTGCGCTTATCAGCAGTAACATCTGCTGGAATTTGAAAAATAGGATTCCCTCGATCGCCACCGTCCCCAGCATTAATGGAAAAAATATAGTTTGGCTCTTTCCAGACAGCAAAGCCGTTAATCCCTTTAGAACCATAAGTAGATACAATTGAGCCCAAGCGTTCTCCATGTACATCATCTAGTCCAGTAGACTTGACTTGTTTTTCAAAAGAAAGTTCTCCCCCCTCTGCCACTAATTGGAAATCTTTATCGTCAAATGTTTTTAAAGCTACCCCTTGCACGAGGATACCAGACAGAATGCCTGCGCGAATAAAATTAGCATTGAAAGTTCCATCCAACGTCCAAGCGGTCGTGCTATCACCATTGTGTACATCTTGAATTGTTTGCCACTCACCTTTTTTACATTGTTTGAAAGATATCCCTGAGTTATTTTGGACCATAAAAAAGCGTGATCTAGGAATGTTAGGTCCATCCATATAAACAGTTTCATAGATTTCTCTACTATCACTAACACCAGCTTCAATTCCATTTACCCAATAAATAGAACCGCCATTATCTCCTGCACCTCGCATAATGTCATCTTGATATTTTCCAATCTCTGTCGATTCGTAAAATGTCATTTTGCTAGATTCTAAACTATTAATATTATTGACAATAGAAGCCGTTTGTTTTCTAACATCTTGTGTTAAATTATCCCCTAGTTCGATATTCGTTTGACCGGTAAGCCGATTGAATGTAGTTTTATAAATACGAGTTTTATAGTGATAACCTTTATCGTATCTGTGAATAGTCACTGTATTTCCTATCACATCTCCTCCAGTGATTTCGGCTTTGAATTGTACTAACGGTCTAGCAGAATCGATTAAGGTTGAATAAGTATTTTTAAGTAATTCTGTTGGATCATCTATATCATCAAACACTACCACGGTTTCTCGCTTTCTCATTGATCCATCTTTTTGTGGTATACCATACTTTTGAGTTGCTTCCGGATCTTCAAGCCAATTTTGGCCTTTAGGCTTATCTAAAGGATCACCATTCGACTTTTTCCATTCAACATCAGTGAATTCAATTCTTCTACCGTATCCGTCACCAACCTCTTCGCCTCGCCCGCGACCTATCATTGAAGTTGAGATGGAGCTTCGATCTATCTCTCTTACAACTGTTAATGCTTTACTACCATATACAAAACGTGTATTCGATTCTTCACCAATTTGTTCATATACTTCGATCCATTTATCCTTTATTCCATCAGAATTCAAAGAACACCTAAAGACAAATTCCATACCTAAGGTTTGCAATTCTTTCAACGCTTCTTTTACAGAGACATAGTAAAAAGTTGCAGTTACTGCTGGTAACATTGCTTCTACGTGACCAACGCGCCAATTTCCTTCAGTAAATTCAATCAATCGATCAAGAACATTTTTTAAGGGCTGCCCACTCGGCCTAATATCTTTGATGATGTAAGCATCTAATTCATTTGTCGCAAATCCTAACCCTGTAAACTCTAATGTTTCAGATGGGTCGCTCACTTTAGTAATTCGATACAACGAAAAAGACGACTCGTTTTCACGAATCGCCATATATCTTGCATCTTCTATTTCTTTATCATATTTTGTCGTAACGTAAAGAGTATCTTTCATTAGATCACTCTTATCAGAACTAATTTCTTTTTCTTGGGAGACTTCAATTAAACTTCTTTTATTTTTTCTTTTAATAAGTTTTTGCAAGTGATCAAAGAAATAAATTGTCTCACTCAAATTGTCGCCCCCCTATAGAATATTTTAAGCTTCCCATTATTGCTAGTTATCTTCTGACCTTGCTTAAGATAAAAGTTCTCAAAATCACTTTCTAAATCAATCATAGAAGTACAATCTTCTCCGTTTACAGTTACCTGCTCATCGGAAAAATCAAAAACCAACACGTCTCCTGTTTTTATTGCCGCATCAGTTATCGTGATATTTTGTTCTCCGTTTGTAATTTTGATTGAATTATTCATGGATAAAGTAACTTCAATTTTTCTTGGTGTTATAGGAAACTGTATTGGATTTCCAATATAGCCATCACTAACACATTCTTTCGTATACTTTAGTGGATCCGCACAGAATACATTAAAACTCGAAATAATCGAGTTGGAGTCTCCTGGAACAGTATCAGTTGATGTATAGCGACCGTAGTAATAATAATCTAATTCATCATGAAACCTAATTTCCACGTCTTCATTCCGGTATAAATAATTCAACAGTTCTTTGAATTTAAACTGTAATTTTTCTGGATCTCTGTCTTCTAACTTGTATGTTATTTTTAGTGTTCTTGAAGGTATTTTCTGATTTGTAATGATTGAACCAATTTGTATATCTTGCTGTTCAACTTCTACAGAAAGCATTTCTCTACCTTCAACCGTGAGTGTTTGATACCCCTCAATCAAATCTTCTAAATACATTCCATCGTACATCATGGCAGACGTTGGAAGGAATCTTTTAGAACTATTGAGATTAATAGTTGTATCTTTGAATGAGTACATTTTATTTTCTCGCTGATCCAAAATATTCCCTCCTAAAATTCTAGATTAATGTCTGCACCTTCGCCCATAGCTTGTGAAATATCGTCCATAAACAATCTAAACGATTGTCTTCCAAGATTGATTTTAAATACAGCTGGTTTAGTAGAGCCACCCATATTTACTTTATGTTCAACTTGTGCACCAATGTTTTTATTTGCGTTTTTCAGATTTGCAGCTATATCTACATCAGGATTTGCATTGAAAAGTTCCGCGATAAAGTCTGCCATACTTCCAACAGTATTCTGTACGTCATTGAATCCTCCTGTCAGACCTTTATTCAGACCGTTCATAATAGCCTGACCAGCTGGAATCAATAGCTTTCTATCGTATTGGATAGGTCCTTTGTGTTCACGAATCCAATCACCAATACCTCCAACAAAATCTTGCACAGATTTCCATGCATTTTGTAACCCTTCTAGAAAACTATCCATGATGGCTTTTCCGGCTGCTAGTAAATCGATATTTTTCAAGTTATCAAACCAGCCAGTTACTCTATCAACAGTATCACTAACAGCATTTACTAAATTATCCCACACTTCTTGAGCGCCACTTACTAAATTGTTGAAAGTATCTATAGTGCCTTGTTTTAGGTTTTCCCATCCCTGAATGATGTTATCCTTAGTTCCAATAACTAGATTAATAAACCAAGCTTTGAAAGAATTCCATAAATCTTTCGCTCCTTGAATCATATTATTAAACAGATCGATTGTCCCTTGTTTTAGGTTATTCCATCCCTGTTTAATACTATTTACAATATTGTTAGTTGTCTCTTTGATCCATGTAGTAAAAGAATTCCACACATCTTTGATGGTAGAAGTTAACACATTCCAGATATTTATCACAGTATCCTTTAAGGATGTGTAATAACCAACAACTATATCTACAAATGTTGTGATAATGTTTTGGATATTTGTGGTTAATGTAGTCCACAGCATCGAAGCATCTTCTTTTAGCTGATTAAAATTGCCTGTTATCAAATCAATCAAAAGTAGAATTGGACCCATTACAGCAGTTTTTATAATTTCCCATGCAGATCCTGCGATTGATCCAATTTGAGACCATAGGTTCGTAAAGAAATCAATCATTGGCTGAAAGACATTTTTTATGGCAATAACATACGGTGCTAGAATGTTTACAATTCCTTCCCAAGCGGAACTGGCAGCTTCTTTGATGCCATCCCATATACTCGAAAAGAATTCTTTTGTTTCAGTCCATTTATTCTTGATCCAATCTGCCGCTTTTCCAGGAGCTTCTTGAATTGTAGTCCAAACATTGTCTGCACCTTCTTTGATGGACTTCCATAAATTGTTAAACCATTCTCCTGTAGATTTCCATGCGTTCTGAATCCATTCTACTGCCGAGCTTACAGCAGACTTGACTCCCTCCCATAAGCCAATCCAAAAGTTTCTAAAATCTTCACTCGTATTCCAAAGATAGATGAAACCTACGACAAGGAGTGCTACCGCAGCTATAACCAGAAAAACCGGATTTGTAAGAAGACCCATTGCTTTACTTAATCCACTAAACAATTTTGAACTTTCACTTAAAGCTTTAAAAGCTACTTTCACCCTATTGATCCATATAATTACTGAACCAATCATAAAAATTAACGGTCCTATAGCAGCGACAATTGCTCCTATGGCAACCACTAATTTTTGAGTTGATTCTGGAGCACTCACAAATTTTTCTACTAAGCCGGATATGGCATCTGCTACTTTTTTGATGGATGGTGCTAGAATCTTTTGAATTACAATAGCTGCTGACTCAAAAGCTCCAAACATTTGCTCGATGGAAGAATTCATATTATCTTGCATGGTCCGAGCCATATCGTCAGCTGCACCATCAGAATCTTTCAGAGATTTTGTTAATTTGCCCAATGAATCAGGTCCTTTATCAATCAAAGCCATCATCCCTGATAATGATTCTTGCCCATATAGTGTTACTAAAGCATTTTGTTGTTGTTCAGGCGTCAGGCCTTCAAAAGCTTTTTTAAGTAATTCTACTTGAGTTTTTAAAGGTTTCATTTTACCGTCAGCATCATAAAACGAAACACCTAAATTATCCATTGTATCTTGCATAGCCTTTGTTGGCCTTGCTAACCTAGACAATGCTCCTCGCAACGTTGTACCTGCTTGAGAACCCTTAATACCTGCGTCACTCATAATACCAATAGCTGCTGCAGTTTCTTCCAAAGAAATACCCATTGAATTGGCTACAGGAGCAACATACTTCAATGCCTCTCCCATGTCTCCAACTTCAGCATTTGTATCCGCAGCAGCACGAGCAAATACATCAGCGACATGTCCTGCTTCACTTGCTTCTAAACCAAATCCTCTCAAAGCAGTAGCAGTATTTTCAGAAGCTAGAGCCACATCCCCTCCAGATACAGCTGCTAAGTCTAAAAGACCCGGCATTGCTTTCATGATTTCTTGTGCGCTAAATCCAGCAGAAGCTAAGTTTTCCATTCCAGCAGCTGATTCTTTTGCGCTAAAAGCAGTTTTTGCTCCTAGATCAATCGCTTGCTGTTTCATCTGTTCGAATGTGTCGCCAGTTGCTCCCGATATAGCTTTTACACGACTCATTTGTGCTTCAAAGTCACCACCAACTTTAGCAGCTGCTACGCCTACTCCTATAAGAGGTGTGGTAATATACTTTGTCATTGCGGCACCAGTACCTTGCATCACTTTACCAACAGCGGTTGTCATACTATTTGAATTCTTTTCAAAAGTCTTAACAGCATCTTGCGCATCTTTAAAAGTCTTTACAAATCCACTATCTGTGGCTTTTAACAAGGCTTCAACAGAAAATTGTTCCATGTTTTTCCTCCTTTCCTCAAGAGTTAGCTTTAGTTAGTAAACTTTGGAATTTTTTATCTTGTTTTGAAAGTTCGGAAATTCCCATAATCGAATCTTCAATTTTTTGATAATTAAAGAATTCTTCAAAGGAGCGATATACAGGAACTGTCTTTTTGCCTACTTTTTTCTCCGCTTGAACTTGCTGATTTGCCCACGCTAATTCGTGAATTAATTTTTCTTTATCAAGCCAAGATAGTTGAGCTGCAGTCATTCGAACGCTATATTCATATAAAGTCATCCTTTCAATATCTGAAATATTGGTCATTCCCAAATATCGAAAGGAATTTATAAGAATTTGTTCATATGCAAGCGCAGAATCTATTCCGCCTGTTGTTTTTCCGCTTCTTTCAATTTCTGATTCAGGTTTCGGACCGCTAACTTTCCCGCATTTGACTCTGCTAATTCTTTTAAGACGTTATCAAACAATTTTTCAATGTCTTTAACTTCATCGATGTAATCATCCAATTCATCTAATGTAATAGATTCATCTTCAGTTCTATTTGCTATTTCCAGAACTCGTGACAACGTGTTGACATTATAAGAACGTAATTCCGGTAAGACTTTTGCTGAGAGTCCCATTCCAAATTCCATATTTCCATCGATGAAAGGCATCACTTTGTCTAATTCACGTACAAATTTAGTGCCAAATTTAAACGAATATTCTTTACCTTTAATTTTTAATTTCAATGTTTTTCATCCTCCTAAAATAAAAAAGAGAGCATCTAAGCCCTCTTATGCTCCTGTCGAAGTTGCTTTCACGGTATCTTTGAATGTATATTGAACGACAGCAGCTTGATCTTCTGTCAAGGTTGCATAACCATCTTGACCAACACCATTTACTGCAAATGATAAACTTAATTCAACGTTATCCTCTGCAGCAGCCGATGGAGTAAATTCAGACACATATGCTTGGTAATAAGTAGCTTTGTACTTATTTGCATCATCATCTGTGCCCTGTTCTGCTTTGTTGATTTCCCAAATTTCAATGATATCGCCATTTAATAAGGCTTGTTTCATTTCATCTACATGAGAATCGCCTTTGGCAACTATTGAAGTAGCCGAAAAATCATATTCAACTGGGCTTAAACTTTGAACGTTTCCGTCTTTTGTCACTGTAGAGTCTGAATCTCTTGATAATCCATTTTCATGTTCTGTTTGAAATGCCATTTTCCAAGCAGCTTCCTGAGTTTCTTTTTTCAATAAGCGATAAAGCAAAATGACATCAATACCTTTTAATGCTTCCATGTTCTTCCTCCTATCTAATTCTAAATTCAAGTGTGACAACCGCCCGTTTTAGCGGTGTATTCGTTGTTGTGTCGTCCATCACTTGAATTCCACTTGCTTGATAATTTAAAGCCCAATAATAGCCTTCTGTGGCTTCTATCAATCTAGCTTCATTAAAAAGAGCAGATGCCATATCTGACACCTGCTTTCGTTTCTTCTGTAATCCCCAAACGGATAAAACCACAATCACAGACCCTTTAATGTCAGTTTTATTTACTTCATGGATTGTCTGAGTGTTCTCAAATTCCACAAAAGGATAACCAACATCCTCTAAAGTTTTGTAATCGTACGTTTTATATCCAAGTTTGTTTTGGGATATTTTAAAAAGTTCATCAAAAATCGACTGATCTCTTGTCTTAATCATCATTTCACCAAGGCTTTCATTTCAGCCATAAATTTGACTTTTTGATAATTAAAAGCTGGTCTAACATAGGGCTGGGCCGACATAAAGCGAGTTCCATGTTCTACATAAGGAGCATAGTCTGCTGTCGGTCCTACAATACCAGTTAAACCAGCTTCTAAAAGATTCATGTTTATTGATCTTCGTAAGTAACCTGTATCCACTGGCGCACCTTTTTGCATTCGTTCAGTCATTTCAGCAGTATTACTTTTCACGACTTTTTGAACGTCATTAAGCGTTGCTGCTTTTTTCAGATGTCGCATCAGCTGATCGATTCCTTTATATTCAAGTTGTGCCTTCATCAAGAACCACCTCTTGCACAATTAAACTATTTCTATATGCTGGATTTCTAGCTGTTTTTTGTTGCCAAGTCTTTCCTTCAATCTCGATATAGTCAAATGTAGGGATAGAAAAAAGAGGCTGCGTCCTAATGACCTTCGCCCCTTCTTCCACACTACCAAAAATAGTCACACTTCTATCAGTGCCAATATCTGTCACGTTTGCCTCTGTTCTTGTTCTTTCTGGTTTGCCTTCAACCCACTCACCGAGATCTGGATCATATTTAGAGTCAGATGAACGTTTAACAAATATAATTTCATCTGTAAATCTCATATAAATTTAAACCTCCCTCGCTTTGGCTTGTACAACTCTTCCTGATCTTTACGCTTAAATTCGTCAATCTCATTTTGATACTCTGAAAAATCCGAATCAGGAAAAGCCATAGATAAACCTTCTTGAGAATATGACTGCATACCTTCTTGACCAATTCTATTGAATCTTTTCAACGATACTTCATATACAACTGTTTCAAATTCTTTAGGAACTTCTTTCGTATTTAACAAGGTTTTCATACGCTCATTCGTTCTTCGCTCAATAACTTCAAGCTTTTCATCTAGTGTTCCTTTAAGAAGTTTTTTAATATCCTCTACAATCGTCATATTTTTACTTCCTAACTAGCAGGTTGACCTGTCACATTGATTGAAGTAGTGAATTCTCCAGAAGTAAATGTGAATGTTGCTGATCCTTCTGCTGCAATCGTTCCATCAAAACCACCATTTTCATTTTTGGTCACTGTTGCGATAGCTCCATCACTTGAAGTTGCTGTAGTAGCTGCAACAACAGTAGCTGCATCGCTAGCATCTGCAGGCACAGCTGAAATAGTAAATGTTTTAGTATCGCCTACTTTACCGGTCCATGTCTTTTGATTTGGCACAATACCGGTAGCAGGCGTTACGCTTTTGGGGAAATCTTCCCAAATGCTTCATCTTTTGCAATCATAAATCCAACATCCATTGTTACACGCAAAGCAATCAGTTCTTGCTCAAACAAGTTAACTGGGGTTCCATCTTCATTAGTTAAAGTAGACAATTGGGCTTCTTCAGAAATCTTAAATGAAATATTATATGGGATTCCATAAAACATGTAATTAAAGTCTCCAGCGTAAAGAGTTCCTTTATCTAAAGACTTAAGGTCTACTACTGGTAATCCGTCAATTGTATTAGCAGAGCGATCATAAATAAACTCAACATTTGACCCTACTGTTTGAGCTGCAGAACGTAATTCTGTACGATTTTTTCGGTTTGAAATAAACGCATTAGGTTCAAATTCATTTTCTGCTAATTTGTCTTCTAAGGCTAGGATATTATCATAAGTCAATCCGCCTTCAACCACATTCCCCGCACTAATAACTGATCCGTCTAGTGACTGAGGAAATGGGTTTTCTTTATTTAATAAGGCAGCTGCATCAAATTTTTTATAGAAAGCTTCAGCAATTTTTGGCTGCATCTCCTCAAAGAAATCTGATAATTTATAATTTAAATATTCACGAGAAACCGGAAGAATGACACCGAGTTTTTTTGCAGTCATCGTGGCTTGCATCCATTTAGGTTTAGACGTTTTAATTTTTTCACCTTCACCCACCCAGTATGCGCCTGGTCCTTCTGCAAAGTATTCAAATTTCTTTTCTTTGTCAGTCATTTCTTCGTATTTTGCTAACTGCATGATCTTAGAATTTTCCATAACTTCACTCAAAATGAGCGTATTATATTTATCAGGAATTTTCCCCTCTTTCGTTTCATATACCAAGACATTATCTGGATCCCATGTTTGAGCAAACATTTGCAAGTTCATTGGTAAAAGTTGTTTCTTTTTCATTAAGTTTTCCTCCTATTTGATAATTCGATTTTTAGCAGCTAGTTTAGCCACTGTTTCTTTAGTATTTTTCGATGCTGTAAATTGTCCACCTTCATTTGGTGGTGTTTGTCTTGCGTTTTCTCTCTTAATCAAAGAAGCAAAGTTAGTGATGACTGCTACAGCTTGTTTTGTGGCATCTGCATCATCAGAAACAATCAGACCAAGTAAATCATCATCGTGTGGTAAATTTGCATCTGTCAGCATTTTAGAAGCTTCTTTCGTCATTTCAGATAGTGCCTGTCCACGCTTTAATTCAGCGATTTCAGCTTCTTTTTGTTCCAACTCATGCTGTAGTTTTTCTTCCGCATTCATTTTTGCCAGCTTTTTAGCTTCTTCTTTTTTTGCTTCTAGTTCTTTTTCCCACGCTGCTTTTGCTTTATTCGTCTCAGCAGCGATCATTTTCGCTACTTCATCACGAGAAAATGTTTTGCCAGTATTGTTTTCTTCTTTTGCTTCGGTCGGTGTCTCTTGTGAGCCAGCTGGTAGGTTTCCTTGTTGTCCCTCATCACCAGATCCACCATCTCCTGGTTCAGAAAAAAATTGTAAGTTCATTGGCATAAATAAACGTTTTTTCATGATTAATCCTCCACGGTTACGCCGCTACCCGATAAATTTGACCAGTTACGCCGGTCAGCCGAAAATAGCTTTCTCTTTAACGCCTGTAAGCTGTAAGAAGGCACAATAAGAAGCCGTTAATTTGTATTAACGACTTGATATTCGTTCTATATAAGGTGCTGTACTGCATCGACAAAATGGATGCATGTTAGGAGCGTTACTTCCCGGCTGCATATCGGCAACATCAAAAACTTGATTATTTAACGGTATACATAGTTTGCACGCTGTTGGTTCTGCTATATAGATGTACTGGGTAATGCCTGCATCTCTGTAACTTCGTTCTTGGATTCCTACCTGAACTCTAGTCGTTTCAGTCACCATCAAACGTTGAGTGTTGAACTTAGTGTTTTCTCGTCCTTCAGCTGTTAAATATTCTGCCAATTTAGATGCAAGTTGCTTGGGATTTTTCCCCATCGTTATACTTCTCAGTAACAACCTATCTAATTCTGATTTCAATTCAGATTGATACATCCATAAGCGATCACTAAAAGACACGTCATCACTCAAAAAGGAGCTGTTTATTACTAGTTCTATCAGCTTTGCATATCCACTTGAAGTAATAGTCATTTCTAAAATACCGGCTTGTCTCTTCAATTCAGCTAAACCCGCTTTTGTTAATTCATTCGAAAAGTACTTATCCAATTCATTAAACAGTGAAATCAATTCAAGCCCGATATTAGCTTTTAAGAGCTCTAATCTATTTACACGCATCGTAAGATTGTATAGCTTTAATTCTTGGTTTGCTGTAGGAGAAAAATCTTTCTCTTTGACATACTTCTTTGCTTTGCGAGCGAATGCTTTGACATCCATTTCACTAGCACGCTTCATCGCTTCGCTACGAGTGATTTTCTGACCATTGGAGAAACTATCCCACTGCGCGTCTATTTCTTTTTGTATCGCATCTTGCGCGTATTGCATGCGACTTTTAATTTCTGCCATGCGCTTTTTATCATCTTTAATTTGTTGCTTTTGCCATTCTTTTTCCCGTTTGATCCAATATTCTTGGGAGTTCATTTAATCACTCCCCTGTTTCATCTTTTTTGTTGTTAATTACTTCTTCAACATCTGAATCAAAAATACCAGTCTGCTTTTGCGTTTCTTTATTTACTCGTTTCAACTCTGCCTGTACATCTGGAACAAAAGAAGCGAGTCCTAAGATCGTCTCTTGACTGAGTTCAGCTCCAGCATCAACCAAAGATTTCAACTCTTCCAGAATGGCTTTAGGTAGATTAGGCGTAAATATTATACGTAAGCCTTTCAAATCGGAGTTATCCATTTCAGAAATACTTGATTTTAGGCTAAATAAAAGACGATAACGCCGCATAAGGCCTTTTTTGAATAGCCTTTGCTTTGTTGCCGTCATTTGTTCAAATCCAAATAATTTATATTTCATTGCTTCTCCTGATTGCACTCCGGAAAAATTGTCATCAGTAAGATCAGGAACCATTGAGATTTCGTGGATATCCTTGCGCACTCTGTCTTTGTATGCTTCTACACCGTTCACATCATATTGTTTGTAAATATATCCTGCAGTCACACTTGTTTTATTACCGTTCACATCAGTTCCAGACTCAAGCAAAAGCATATTCGCTTCTTTCTGCTTGATGGCGTCCTCTGTGGATAGTCCTGCTGCTTCAATATCGCCACTAATAACTAGAAGAGCATCGTTTAGATCAGTCATATAGTTGGCGGTATCAGACTGCCCTGCATCGTATAGATCAATCAAAGATAGTACATCTTCATACAAGCCCATCCGAAAACGATTAGGAGAATACTCTGTAATAGGTACCTCTTTATATTCATGCGGTTCATCCTGGGGATTTTTTAACTCAATTGCTGTTAGTGTCGTCTCATCATAAGTGATACTTTTTTCTTTTGTGTATACGATTGGTTGAATGTACTGTTTATCAGCATCCTTGTTGAATCTTGTCTTAGGATACCGTACAGCCAAAATAGGCTCTCGTTTTACTGTAGTATCATATACAACAAACGTTTCAAATACATTAGCCAAATCAACATAATCTGTATCATCTGAATCTCGATAGATAATCTCATAGGCTCTCCCATACTTATCCATATCAAGCCAGAGTTCAGCATTTAACCCATCTATGTCATTATTAGTATTAAACTCTTCGATTTCTTTTTGTTGATTTGTGTCCTCGATTTGCACTTTTATAGGATTGCCTGTGTTGTACCCAACATCAAACGTACAAAGAACTTTTCCAAAGTTATGTGCTGATCGGTGATCCGCTTTTTCCTTTTCTCTACGTCTACGGTTATCCATGATATTTGTATTTCTAGCTTTGTAATAATCATCTAATACACTAAGCCGCTTTACCTGATATTTATGATGATGTTTTATCATTGCTGCTAAAGTATCTAAATCGTTAAGTAAATCTTCTGCTGAGCTAAATCTATAGTGAAGATTTGAGTCTACGCTAAACTTTACATAATTTGTGTTTACGTCGCTAGAATAATGTATATCAGATCCATGTTCAAACTCGTTTACCTTATCCATTTCTCACACTCCTTAAAACATTCTTCTGATTTTATTCCGCTGCTCTTTAGTAACGGTTGATTTCTTTTTGGCCCACATATCTTCGTTGAAGGCATATCTTGTCGCATCAATCGTATGGTTATCTTTATCCTCTAACCTTGGTTTAGGATTTCCATCACGATCTGTTTGATAGTCGATGTTCTCGAATTCCTTAGCAATATTCGGAGTGCGTAGTGGATCAATACAAATAAAAGCCAAATCATCTAACCACTGTTCACCGTACTCAACAGAATCAGGTCCTTTTTTCACGCCTTTTATTCCTTTCATACCATGTTCATTAACTAATTCAGCATTACTCTTTGGCTCTGCGCTATCTGAAAATATCTCCTCATTTTGGTAGCCTTTAGATTTAGCTTTGTTTGCAAATTCTCGATTGCTGATCTTCACGCCGTAAATTTCATCGATTGCATAAATACCGTTTTTCTTTTTGTCATAATGCCATCTGACGAACGCTAAAGGATCCGTTGCATATCCATAGTCCAAACCGTTGCGGATGTTATCAAAGTTAGCAACCATATCATCTGTAATAGAACCTTTCTTAACTTGTAGATTATCAAAAGGTACAACTCCTGACCCCACAGCTTTTCCATCATATTCCCACTCAGCCCTTCTTGGATTCCTTTCTCTAGTTGCTTCAACTTCTTTCAGAAATTCCTTAGAGATGAATGGATTATCTCGATAGGTCGAGTGATGAATAAAAGTATTGTCCGGTTGAAAAGAAGTCTCATATTTTTTATTTACCCAAGATTGTTTTCTCTTAGGTGGGTTGTAGCTGTAAAAAAACTTATAAAAAAGACCATCATCTAACTCTCCACGTAAAAGGGAGTTCGTGATAGTCGTGACTTCATCTTCTGTTTTAAATTCTGCTAATTCTTCAATCCATCCTATAGCAAATGGAAACTTGCTATCTTTTAAAGACTTGATTCGTTCTGGGTTTTGAGCACCACGAAATATCATATAATTCCCTCTTGGAAGATAGGTAATTTTAAGTGGTGACTTATTAAACTTAAATAGGCGCGATACTCCCTGCTTCTCAATTGCCCATTTCATTTGCTCGTAAATAGATTGCTCAAGTGTATTATCAACATAACGTATACCTACAGCATTCACTGCATATCTCATAAGTAACTGAGTAACGATATGCGCTATATCCGATGATTTTCCTGAACCACGCCCACCTTTACAAACTATATTAAGAATGTCTTGATTTAAAGTTGCTCTCCATACTGAATGAAACTTCGGCGGAAGAAATTCAGATAGTTTTTTAGCCATCATCATCACTACTTATATCATCAATGAAAGTAGGTATTTCAGAAATTTCAACTTTCTGCTTATCTACAAATGCTGCGTTTATTTTATAATAATGTTCAAGTGCTTGGTTACGTTCTTTGAAACCTGCTGAATATTCACTCACTTCACGTTCTATGATTTCGTTTGTATAAGGATCTCTCTTAACAACTTCAAAGCGTTGTGGTTCTCCTTTTGCAATAGAAGCAGTAATAGCCAAAGCTTCTTCCATTGTTAAATGCCTCTTAGTTTGAACTTCTTTTAGCTTCTCTTGAATGTAGTCGGATACTTTTCCACCTTTTTCCACCAATTTTTCTTGTGCGTTCTTAGCGTAGTTTTCTTTATAGCCAGCTTTCAGTGCTGACTGATAAGCATTGCCTGTGATGATGTACTCATCAGCAAAGGCTTGTTGCTTAGGATTCAACTTACTCATTTTCCATCACCACCTTTGTTATATGTTAATGATATTTTTTTATATTTGTCTGTATGTTCTGCTCACTAAAATATCCATGACCGCAATAAATAAGTTTGCATTTATCAATTTCATTTGGCGTAGCTTCTCTGGTCATTTCAACAATGGAGTACTTCTTTTTAATCTGGACTGATTGGACAACTCTAATTGGATCATCTGCGTTTGGTTGCGGATATTTATTTGATAATGATACATACCAGTAGTTCCTCATTATGCAGTCTCCTTTACGCAAAATAAAAAGACCACTCAACGAGTGATCTAATATGTAAAAACTACATCTCAACAATGAGATGCAGTTATAGCTCTATCAAGCAACCTACACCGATTCCATCGATTACTATCGACCTCGCCTTGCTCGTGTACTTTGAGCGCCCATTTCCAACCCTCGGTTGCTAAAATCACTGGCAAGGAATCGAACCTTGCAACACCATTTTCCGATATTTTACAGACTCTCCATCATAAAAACTCTCACCTCTAGAATTGTCTATCTTTAGGGGACTTATTTCAAGATACCTCTTGCCCTTTACCCTCGACGGTCTCTTGCCTAGCTGCATAAACTAAGCTCAGGTGTTCATTACCACTGATTTAAGTTATTAGCGTTACCTTTCCGCCACAGTGACAAATTAATATTGTGAAAATAAATACTAAGCGTATAAT